TTAACTACAGGGAAAACACATTTATTTATGTTCGTCACAGACGACAGCGGTACAACTTGGCGAGCTTCTTCTTTGATTAATTATACGACTTGATATAAATGGATTCCACTACTCTCAGGCTTATGCAGGGTGCCGCTGGTGCAGCAAGTGCTGGCACTTACGTCGAAGATGTCTTCAGCACCTGGCTGTATACCGGCAACGGCAGCACGCAGACGATCACGAATGGGATTGATCTGGCCGGGAAGGGGGGATTGGTTTGGATTAAAAGCAGAAATATTGCTGGGTCTGCTCAGGTTAATTCGCAGATCCCGCAATACAATCATTTTCTTTTCGATACTTTAAGAACCAATCAAAACGCCTTAAACACAGCTTCTAATTTTGGCCAAGATTCTACCTGGGGCGCTCTGTACTTAAATTTTTTATCCACTGGTTTTAATGTCGGAAACGCATCAAACATTTATACCAATGAATCCGCTACTACATACGCCTCCTGGACTTTCCGCGAGGCGGAGAAGTTCTTTGATGTCTGCACGTGGACCGGTTCGGGCGCGAACCGCACCATCAGCCACAACCTAGGCAGCGTGCCCGGCTGCATCATTGTCAAGCGCACGGATACCACTGGTGACTGGCAGGTTTACCACCGCAGCCTCGCCAACACCGAATACATGGTGCTGAACAGCACCGCTGCTAAAGCAACAGGCGCCACCCGCTGGAATAGCACCACACCGACCAGCACGGTCTTCAGTCTTGGCACTGATGCCACTGTGAACGCCTCCGGCGGCACCTACGTCGCCTACCTGTTCGCGCACGACGCTGGCGGGTTTGGCGATAGTGGCAATGACAGTGTGGTGAGTTGCGGGACTTTTACGACAGACGGAAGTGGCACTGCCACAGTCACGCTGGGCTGGGAACCGCAGTGGTTGCTAATAAAAAGTCCTAGTATCGCAGGGAATTGGTTATTAATAGATAACATGCGCGGATGGAGTGCCGGTAACGACGCATTTTCGTTTGCAAATACTTCCGGCGCTGAAGCAACAGGAAGCGATTTTGGTGAATGCAACTCTACGGGGTTTAGCATGAAAAGTATTGGGGCTAACCTCAGTGTGGTCTACATCGCCATCCGCCGTGGGCCGATGAAGACGCCCACCGATGCCACGAAGGTGTTTAATGCTGCAATCACTACAACTGTCTCTCCAACAACTACTTTTACGCCTGGCTTTCCCGCAGATTCACTGTGGGTCGGCTTCAGGGCAAATGCTATTAGCCCCAGAACTCACGACAGATTACGAGGTTCGTTTTACTTAGAAACAGCAACGACTGCGGCTGACGCTGCTGTAACTGTTAATTGGGATCAACAAAATAATCTCGGCTTAAGTACAGCTAACGGACTCAGTATTGTCGATTACGGCTTCCGCCGCGCCCCCGGCTTCTTCGACGCCGTTTGTTACACCGGCACGGGAAGTAGTGCTCAAGTTGTAAGCCATAATCTAACAGTTGTTCCTGAACTCTTTATACTAAAGCGTAGGTCCAGTGGTACTGGACAGGACATGGGCTGGCCTGTCGCCGTCAAGCAGGGATCGGACGGCATATATTTTATACCCGGTGCATCGTCCGGTTTAAATACGAATGGCTCCGGCTTTGTTCAGCCAGGGTACTGGTCTTTAGGTTTTACTTCTACGACCTTCACACCTGGGGAAGCCACACTGTCCAGCCCCGGAGGGTTTACAAGCGGTCAAACATATATCGCCTACCTCTTCGCTTCCTGCCCTGGCGTGAGCAAAGTCGGTAGCTACACCGGCACCGGCACCACGCTCAACATTGACTGCGGATTCACAGCAGGCGCACGGTTTGTTCTAATCAAGCGTGCGGATTCCACAGGCGACTGGTACGTCTGGGATACCGCTCGCGGCATTGTTAGCGGTAACGATCCCTACCTGCTTCTCAATTCCGCTGCTGCAGAAGTCACCGGTACCGACTACATCGATCCGCTGAGTTCTGGCTTCCAGATCAGCTCCACTGCCCCTGCCGCCATCAACGCAAACGGTGGCAGCTTCGTGTTTCTTGCCATCTCGTGAACATCATGGAACTCCGCAACCGCACCACCGGCGCCGTCATCACTGAAGACGAGTTTCGCCGCTCCAACCCCAACACCAGCTTCCCGCCGCAGCTGACCGCTGAAATCATCAGCGATTTCGGCTACGACCCCGTGCTGGAAGGCCCCCAAGCCACCACCGTACCGCCCTACCAGTACAGCCAACGTGATGGCGTGGTGGAAGTGAACGGTCAGTGGTTCACGCACTACATTGCCGGTCCTGTCTTCCAGGATTACACCGACGACGAAGGCGTGGTACACACCGCTGCTGAGCAGTATGAGGCGTATTGTTTCGCCAAAGATGCTGAGCAGGGCAAAGCCGTCCGCGAAGATCGCAACCGCCGCTTGGCTGAATGCGATTGGACCCAGCTTGCTGATAGCCCGCTCGACCCTGATGGCAAAGGCGCTTGGGCGCTCTACCGCGAAACACTCCGCATGGTGCCGCAACAGGCTGGCTTCCCCTGGAATGTGCAGTGGCCACCTAAGCCTGGAAGCTGATGCTGTCTATTTTTGCCCTTGGGTCTCTAGGTTTCCTGTTGTTAATGGGGTATAGCCTGATGGCGATCAACCCTCGTGATGACGACTGAGTTTGAGACCTCGGTTATAATTTAGTGATCGGAAGTCTTGGTTTTAAATAGTGACGGAACGCGCCATTTTTAACCGCAAATACACGGACTTCACGCCCGGCGGCACACAGGTGTGGCTTGTGAATGGCGCTGGCGTTACAACCAGTGCCGCGTCGACCCAAAACTTCACCGCTGGCTCAAATTTAATTCAAGGCCAGGTCGTCTATGTGAGCGGTACATATGCGCTGCCGGCGTCTGCGGCTAGCGGCGTTGCTCCTGAGCGGTATCAGGCGATTGGTATTACTGCTGCGGCTGCTTCAAATGGATCGAGTGTTGCTGTAAATCTTGACGATATTGCTGTTGTTAGTGACGTTAATATCACCGCCGATGCGGTTCTGGTTCCGGGCCAGTTTTATTATTTGTCCCAGTACAGCGGCGAGTTAACTCGTTACAGCACTGCCTCGGGTACTGTAACTGCGGCTAGCGGATATGCTGCTCTTGTTAATTTAGGTTTAGCACTCAGTACGACTGAGTTGCACGTCGAAATCCAGCCCCCCGTGGACCTCTTCAGCTAGGTCTCGTTTTTATTGAGGTTCTGCCATGGTTACCCGTCGCCCTCTTGTTGTTCAGGATGGTTATATTGCTGAGCTTCCTGTCGGCGATACGGTAACTGCTGGCACTTCGACGACTCAAGTTGTTGCGGGTAGTGGTTTAGTTGGCGGCGGCTCGGTTTCGACGAACCCTCGTGTTGATTTAGCTTTAGCTCCTAATCCGAGTGGGGTTATTTATGTTGGCGACGCACTCGGGATTGATGGTTTTGATCAGGTCACGTCTGACGCAGCTTTAGCTAGTGGCTCAGCTGCTGCAGTTCTTGCGGATGCTGCTTTAGCTAGTGGGAACTCGTCCTTAGTTACCGCTACTGCGGCACTTGCTTCGGGCAACGCAGCGCTGGGTCTGATTCCCGTCCCCGGCCCTGGCGGCAACTTTGCTCGGTTTACGGCTGCCAGTGCAATCGCTTCGGGATATCCCGTGGGCGTTGATGATACTGGAAGGGTGCAAAGTATTAGAAATGAAATTTTTGATTTTTCAAACCCAATGCGTTTCCCTGACACAGCGACTCAATTTTCAAGCCTTACCCAACCTTATATTGATACAGGTTATTTTTTTAGTTTTAATAGGTGTATAGTAGCATATCCAGATCAGAGTAACAGTAACTACGGTACAGTACGTATCATTAGTTTTTCTGGTACATCTATTTCAGTTAGTTCACCTTTTATTTTTGCTTCATCTAGTGTAAATGCTCAGCTAACTGTTACTATTGACACAGCTTTATCGCGAGCTGTTATTTGTTATCAAGATGTGTCTACTACTTCTTACCCTACAGCTGTGATAGGGTATCTTACAAGTGGTGGCGCCTCCATTAGTTTTGCTGGTACTACTACTATTGCATCCATCAACGTAGGCACAATTAAATCTGTATACGATTCTACTAATTCTAAAGTTGTTATTGCGTATGACAACTTATCCACATCTCGCGGTACTGCTATTGTCGGAACTGTTTCTTCGTTTGCGATTTCTTTTGGCACCAGTGTTAATTTTGAATTAGGGGGCAATACTAGCAGTATTGCCATGGCCTTTGATTCCACAAATAGTAAAGTTGTAATATCCTATCAAGACAATACTGCCAGTAACTATGGTCAATCTATTATTGGTACTGTTTCTGGTACATCTATTTCTTTCGGTACTATGGTAGTCTTTAATAGTAGTATTTCGCTCATAAATTCTAGTGTGTATGATCCTATTAATAATCGAGTTGTAATTTCGTATCTAGATGGAGGTAGTGGATATGTGGGTAAAGTAATTGTCGGTACTGTTGCCGGTACGTCTATATCATTTGGGTCTGCGGTTACGATAACAGGCGCTCAGGATATTGTACTTAGTTATGACAGCTTTTATCGAAAAATTATAGCTGGCTATCAGTCTGGTTCTTCCGGGTTAAGTGTTGTTGGAACTGTTTCAGGTACATCTATTTCCTTTTCTCCGAACGCTGCAACTATTGGAAGTTTTACGGATGGTTTACGTTCTGTTTACAGCACCACCTCTAGACGTACTGTTTTTGCTTGGAAGTCTGGCGCCACAGGGCAAGGTTTTGTAAATGCTGCCCAGGAGCTCCAAGCCAGCGGAGTAGCTCCCACTCAGAACTCTCTTAACAACGTACTTGGGATTTCTCAATCTACCGTGGCGAGCGGCGCTCTCTGCACTATCAGCTTGCCTGGAACTTTATACAATAATCCGACAGCAAACTTGACACCTGGTTCGTTCTATTATGTTAACCCTACAACCAGTGGTATTACTACATCTACAACTCAGCCTGCTTATTGGGCTGGACAAGTCCCCTGGAATTACATCGGTCGCGCTGTGTCGACGAGTGGTTTAATGCTGCTCAAGTCAATTTAACTGGGGCTAAAGTATATTTAGAAGTTGGTTTGTTATGGTAGCTCGTCGCCCTGTCGTTTCTATTAGCGGTCAGCAGACTGAGCTACCTCCTGGCGATTCGATTGCCGGCGGCTCTGTCGGTACCTTAACTGCCGGCAGTGGTTTAAACGGCGGCGGCGATTTATCGAGCACGACCACAGTTAATGTTTCGCTGGCTCCTAACCCCAGCGGTTTAATTCTGGTTGATAACAAATACCTTGCTACTGATGGTGTTGCGCAACGGACTGCGACTACCGCTCTAGAGAGTGGTAATTATTCGCTTAGTGTAGGATCTGCTGCACTGGCGAGTGGTATTGCTGGTGATTCTTTAGCTACTGCAGCTTTAGCCAGTGGCAACGCTGCTCTAGCTGCTATTGCAGCAGTTCCGGTTGGGCAGATTCGACAGTTCACGGCTGCTAGCACAATTTCTGTTGGAAATGCTGTAGGTTTAGACGCTTCTAATAGGGTTCAGAGCATACGAGTTATCGGCGGTGTTATCTACCCTTATATAAGTTCTCAAAATAATTTTATTGGTGTAGCTCAAACTTCTGCGGCTAGTGGCTCTGTAGTTTCCATACGTCTGCCAGGTTCTTATGATCGAACAAATAGTGGCCTCACTACGGGTGCTCTTTATTACGTCAACCCAACGACCAGTGGCTTTACTACTACTGCAACCCAGCCAGCTGGCTGGACAGGAGCAGTGAGCTGGGGACCTGTTGGACGGGCGGTTAATTCGACCACCTTGTTACTGACTGACATGATTTAGTCAGTTACACTGTCTTAGTGCTTTAAAGCCTCATGAAAACCATTTGTCGCCTGGCTGACTTCCAAGTCCCAAACGTCAGCATTTACCTATTTCAAGATGCCAAGCCTGTGTCGATCGAAGCCGATCGCACCGTGGTCGGCGACCCCGCTGATCCTGATTTGATCATCGCGGATTGCAAAACTTCGAACTGCGTGCTCGAAGAAGGCGTGACTGATCCTGGCGATTGGTTCGGCTGGAAGTACACCTACACCTCCAGCGGTGGTTGGGCACTTAACCCTGGCTGGGTTGACCCCCGCACTCAAGTCTGATCGGATCGGATAAAATAAAGTTAACTAGGCGGTTGAGATGGCTGAGAGACTTCCTCTTGTTTACGTCGACGGAGGACTCAGCCAGCTCCCGCCTGGTGACAGCGTTGATGGTGTTCAGCTCGGCACGCTGACTGCAGGTAGTGGTTTAGTTGGCGGCGGCGATCTCAATACAGGAAATAAGAGACTTGATGTTGGACTAGCTTCCGTTGCAAGTGGCGTAATTTTTGTAGGGGACGCCATCGGCCTTGATGGTGTAGCTCAAGATCTTGCGTATCAAGCTACTTTTTCTGGTTATGCCGGTTTACAGCTTTCTCAAGCTGCACTTGCAAGCGGCGTGGCAGCCCAAGCAAAAGCGTCCACTGCCCTTGCTTCTGGTAATGCTGCTCTGAGTGCTGCAGTAAGTTATTCACCTAATAACTCTGTTGTTTTTACAGCAGCATCGACTGTTGCTAGTGGAAATGCTGTTGGTTTAGACGATACGGGACGCGTTCAAATCATTCAGGCAAGCAGCCCCACGATCGGAGGTCGAAATAACTTTATCGGCACCGCTCAAGCAAGTGTAAGTAGCGGCACTAGCGTTCGTGTGTTACTACCTAGAGATATTGATTACAACCGCACTGGCGGACTGACACCTGGCTTGTTTTATTTTCTAAATACAACAGGAGGTTTTACAACATCCTCAGGACAACCTGTAACTTGGTCAGGTGCTTATACATGGGGACCTGTTGCTAAAGCTGTGTCGTCTTCAGGATTACTTCTTTTGAATCCTCTTTGATTTCGCGTCAGTTATAACAAAACCCTGACTTAGAATAGACGCAGCCGCACTCACATTTGTGAGCGAACGGGACTTACTTTTTGACCTCAGCTGTTTACAGAAGAGGTTTGCGAAGAAACGATTCCGTAAACAGATATTTGAAGATTGGGGGTGTTGCGCTTACTGCGGTAAGGAAAATCCAACGACGCTGGATCATGTGATCCCCAAAGCCCGTGGCGGATCCACCACCCGTAAAAATTTAATTGCAGCCTGCGGCGACTGCAACATTTTAAAAAGTTCTGAAGATTGGTATTCCTGGTTCAGATCTCAAGACTTCTGGACGCTGGAAAGAGAGGATCGGATTCTGCGCTGGGTAAACCAGTCAGACGCCGATCCTCTCCCTTTGGTGCCTGTCTATTGGAGCCCAACCCCCGTGGCCGCCTAAGTTATTTCTTAGCGGTTTTGGTGATGATGCCTGCAAAAAGTTCGACGATCTTGTACAGCTTGTTGTACAGCTCGTCGTCTTTTTTGCTGGGGGTTACGTTGACGATTGCCAGGGCGAGCACATGAACAGCAGCCAAAACACCGACAATGTCGGTCCAGTTTTCAGAAATGTAGTGAACCATGGTTCTAGTCCAGTTAGTATAATTCTAAGAGCATTCGTAGTCCTATGCCCGCAATTTTGGACAAGGCTGTTAAGTCGATAATGGAAGAAAACCCTAAGATGAGTGAATCTAGGGCTTATGCGATTGCGACTAGCCAGCTGCAAAAATCGGGCGACTTGAAGGAAGGAACTCAAGAAGCCACGAAGAAAGGCGACAGGCGTGGCGAGATGTCGAAAGCCACGCGGGCTAAGACGCGAGCCAGAAAATATAAGATTGAACGTGAACGAGGTAAGCGCGATGAGCGCAATACGGAGGGTCGCGACTAATGGCTGAAGTAGCAAAGAAAGAAAACCCCGCGTTGTGGGCGAGGGCTAAAGCTAAAGCCCGTAAGAAACTGGGAGGCCACTCTGCACGAGCCATGCAGCTAGCTACTAAGTACTACAAGGAGGCTGGCGGTACTTACGAAGGTAAAAAGTCTTCGGAAAATCGCTTGAAAAAGTGGGGTGATGAAGACTGGCAAACTCGCGAAGAGTACGAGAAGAAAAACTAATGGAATACAGCACTCCTGTTAGATCCAAAGTATTTCTTGAAAAAGAAATTACTTCTCAAGCTTCTAGTTGCCCTTCAGCAACGCTAAACGTTGAAGAGAATACTAAAAACCGTAACTGGACGATAGATAAGTTTGCTTATGGGCCTTTAAACCCTGATTACCCCGATCCTGGATTTTGGGAGCATAAAGCTGAACTTTGGAATACTGATGTAGAGCACGCTCAAAGTGCTTTGTGCGGCAACTGCGCAGCGTTTGATCAGTCACCGCGAGTTTTAGATTGCATACTCCAAGGAATTAACGAGACGAAAGCAGCAGATCCGCGCGATGTACAGGAGTTAGCTGATTTGGGTTATTGTCAACTGTTTAAGTTCAAGTGCGCTTCGAAACGCAGCTGTGACGCGTGGCTGTACGGAGGGCCGATTCAATAATGGCTGACCTAGCGCGAGAAAAGGGACGCACAGAACGCTACCTGCCTAAGGCCGCCTGGGCATCGATGTCTGCTGAGGAGCGTCGCGCCACAGACGAAAAGAAAAAAGCGGCCACCCGTGGCAAGCCAGTGAACACTCACGTCGAGAACACTGAAGTCGCCAAGCGTGCCGGTCGCAAAGCACGCGCTTACAAACGCTCTAGAAACAATGGCTAAGCAAGGACCCTGCTGGGACGGATATGTCCAAGAAGGATACAAAAAGAAAGATGGGCGTAGCGTACCTAATTGCGTTCGGGCGAAGAAGAAGGCTCAGTCTTATAAGAAGTCTCAACAGTCCAAGGGGCGCTGAGCCGCATCTCACCCCCGAGTAACTCTTGGGCTTTAGATCCGTCAGGTGGAAGCTCGCTATAGACGGGCTTCTGCTTCTCCTTTTCTTCCTCATCCCACGCCTCGTGGAGATCCTCAATTTGCTTGTCGACGTCCTTCATCGCGACTTCGGCTCGGAACGCAGCCCAGTCGGGGCGGCAATAGTCGAGTATTCGTCTTACCCACGGCTTACGTTTGAGCGGGTACCACCTACATAGAAAAATAATTAGCTCGTAAATTAGGGCGTTTGTTTTGTTATACATGTCTTAGAATTTTTATATCGAGGCGTATTAAATCTAGCCATGGCCGAAGTTACCTTCAATCGTGAGACGGGAGCCGCTCCTGAAGGAATTACGCGTTTCGGCCAGTTCCGCACCAGTGACGGCAGCAACGTAACTATTGGCAACTACCGGTCCTTTGCCGGTGACGGCGGTCTTGGTTTAGCTGATGTTTTTAGTGTCACCTTTGGCACTACGGGTACCGCGACTATCACCTTGGATGCCGAAGCCTTCGCTGTTAGCAAGGTTGAGGTTTATAAAGCTGATGGCACCGTGGCAGGCACTGCTGAAGCCCCTAAGCTGAGCCGTCGTTCGAGCTCTAGCTTTACTTACAGTGTTACTTCTGGTGATACTGGCACTCTCTATGTGTTCCGTACCGGGCGAAGCGAGACTGAATACCGTGTTACGTTAGCGGCTGCTTAATTAAAACTTCACGTCGTAGTCGGTCGGATTCTGTCAGAGTAGTTAAGGCAGGATTTGACCGATGCGCGTCTCTCAAAAAGGTATAGATCTGATTAAAAAGTTTGAGGGTATTCGTTTAAAAAGTTATAACTGTCCTGCTGGTGTTCTAACAATCGGTTACGGCCACACAGGCTCAGACGTTTACCCAAATCAACAGATTACAGAAGAGGAAGCAGAGCGACTCTTGCGTCGAGACACGGAAAGCGCTCAGCAAGCTATTAGCTCATTTGTTTCTGTAAAACTAAACCAGAACGAATATGACGCGCTGGTCTCATTCGTATTCAATATCGGCCCGACTGCATTTGTTAACAGCACACTGTTGAAACTCCTAAACCACGGCGCTGATCGGAAGATCGTTGCGGGGGAGTTTGGGCGCTGGGTTAAAGCAGGAGGTGATCAACCTGTACAGGGTTTAGTACGCCGAAGGGACGCTGAAAAAGCTTTATTCTTAGAGAAGATTAAGCATCCTCTTTTGGGCAAGTCGATCCTGGCCAAACGCGACACTTGGCTCAAGCGACGCCCCGTGGACTCCGCAGCGCTATCGGCAGAGGAAAAACTGTTTGTACCTAAAAATAGTGCTTGGCAGTGGTACGAGATACGAATGTTTTCTGGTGAGACACACCAACGTGTATTCTTAGAAGCTCAGCCCGATAAAGAATGGTGGATATTTCCAGATCATTGGAAAATTATTAATGATGCTGAGACTCAAGAAGGTGCACCAGTACTAGATGGTGAAATTAAATTAACTGTACCTTACTTTAGTCAAAGAGATAATAAGAAAGATCCCATGCGTACGTGTTTTTCTAGTAGCTGTGCGATGCTGCTGGCTTCGCTAGATCCTGATGCAATTGAAGGCGATGATGAATATATTAACGAAGTTTATAAGTACGGCGATAGTACAGAAGCTAGCGCCCAGATAGCAGCACTTAAACATTTTGGTGCAGATGCAAAATTTGTGCAGAACGCTGATTGGGCGTTAGTCGAGTCTCAGTTACAAAAAGGCATACCTGTGCCTATGGGCGTCCTGCACAAGGGACCAGTGTCTAATCCTGTAGGAGGAGGCCACTGGGTTTGCTGCGTGGGCATAACCGCAGATAAAACGAAGCTCTGGGTTCACGATCCGTTTGGCGAGATGGATCTTGTAAGTGGAGGCTACGTATCCACAGATGGTAAATACCGTCTTTACTCAAAGAAGAACCTCGGACCCCGTTTCTTAGTTGAAGGCGCCAAATCCGGCTGGATCATCCAAGCCAAGTGAGTTAGAGTGTGAGCCCCAACCAATTCTCCATGCCGGCTGCTGAGTTCGACTACCTGAAGATCTTAGAAAATTGGTCTGTAGACGATGAGCAGAGTAAAGCTGATTTCTTAGACGCTTTGTATGAATTTTATGCTCCTGGTAACGGGTGCTATACCGGTCTATTTCAAAGGTTTCAGTCGGATATTGCTGAATTCTGCCGTCATCTTGTGACTCGACGCGGCGTGGATGTAGCTGAGCTCTTTCGGGCTGGCTTAGAATTGTAAAAACTTAGCGATCTGATGGCGTATCAACGAGATTATAAAAAAGAATATGAGAATTATGATGGTACTGAAAAAGTAAAGAAACGCCGCGCTGCTCGTAATAAAGCGCGACGCTATATGATGCGCGTAGGGAAAGCCCATAAAGGTGATGGTAAAGATATCGACCACAAAGATGGAAATCCCCATAACAATTCGCCCAGTAATTTGAGAGCTATTGACGCCTCTCGAAATCGTACTCGTAACCCAGATTGAGTTAAACTAAACTCATGAACGGTCAAAACTTCTTACAGCGCCCAGGTGGGCTTGGCCCCATGGCTGATCGGGTGAGACCACTCGGCAGTCTGGCGACGGGTGTACCTGCGCTCTATCAGAACACCCCTGAGATGATTGAGTTGAATCGAGCTACTCAGCTCGATAACGTCAATCGCGTATACAGTCAGTATCAGCGAGATCGTGGTGAGTACACCCGCGAACCCGTGGGTCCCACAGATGTGCAAGCTAGTAATATCGTTCCTAGCCAGCAGTTGACAGGGCCTGCCGGCTACAACCATCGGGACACTTTAGTTATTCCCGATCGCGCTGCTGACATGAGCAAAGGTGAGTATCTGGTTAAAACTCAGAACACCTTAAATCCTGAGTTTCGTAATCAACTTAAGATTTTAACTTCGACGCCGCAGCAAAACTTCTTGAATGCGCCTGATCCTACGATGGCGCTGATGCCTAACAGCTACAACACTGGCGGAACACTACCGCTTCAGCTTCCCACAAAGCGCAAATGATGACCCGAGAGGCTGATACCGTTCGTATGGCGGGCATGAAGCTCGGTTGGGGTCCTGCCGATTTAGCTCGGATGGTGTCGAATCCCAGCGAGATCACTGCTAGGCTGCGCTACAGCCAGACGTTCCCCCGCAGCTAATGCAGCTTCACACTGCTGATCTGGATTGGATCACAAGTGACGCGGAAAAAGTAATAGCAAGACACGCTAGGGTTTCTACTAAAGATCCTGATCGTGCTGAGTATGAGAAACTTTTAACGTACTGTATCAAGCACTCACACTGGAGCGTATTTGAGCAAGCATCTGCGAGCTTTGAAATATCAACAACTAGAGCAATTTCACCACAAATCTTGAGGCATAGGAGCTTTGTATTTCAAGAAGCTTGTATTACGGGGGACTCCCTCATTTCTTTTGAGTTGCCTCACGGACATACAAAAAATAAAAGAAGCCACTACACAAGATCTATTTCATACTTATATGATAAGTTTCATTTTGGGGCAGCACCTATAAACTCCCGGTGGGACTCAGAAGATAAACGCAGAATCCCACTAAAAGATCGAATTCAAAATATGCGTATTCGAGTCTTCGATCAGAACACTAACGAGTTCATAACTAGCAATATAGTAGATATATATAAAACTGGTGTTAAACCATGTTATGAAATTAAATTCTCTAATGGTAAAAAAATAAAGAGTACACTAGACCACAAATTTTTAACTAAAAGTGGGTTTGCCCCTCTTAAAGAAATACTAGATTTACGAGTGACTTCTAATAATACTGTCGCCATCCCTATCGAACGTGCGGACACACTATTTGCTACTAACGGAGTACCTGTTTATCAAGATAAAGATTGGCTTCAAAAAACAAAAGAAATTTGTATCGCTAACGGTACTGGGTTAGAAGGAATAGCGAATGCGGCGAGCTGCTCTCCCAACACTATTCGTAAATGGTTAAAAAAACACTCTATTTGTTTCACCAAAAAAGAAGTAGCTTCTTATACACCTATATGGAATAAAGGCTTGCGGTATAAAGGTAAACCTATGTCTGAAGAAACGAAAGATAAACTTCGTGCCAAAGCTCGTCGAGGATCTGATAGTAATTTATGGAGAGGAGGTGTTGATCGAGCCGAGAGGCAAAAAATATGTGACTTTATTAGTCAGCACCGACGAAAATTGTTGGAGGATGCTTGCTTTAAATGTAAAAAATGTGGATCTAATAAAAAGTTAGAACTGCATCATAGATTACCTGTTTACTCTCATCCAGACAAAGCTTACGATTTGTCGAATATAGAAGTTCTCTGTAAAGAGTGTCATTCTCGTACACATGGTACTGAAGGTCATCGTGTTGAATGGAGGCATCGTAGTAGTGGTAATAAATTGACTGCGCGTTGGACTACCGTGGAGTCTATTACTTATCTAGGGTTACTAGATACTTATGACTTAGAAGTAGATCACGACTCTCATAACTATGTCGCAAACGGTGTAGTTGTTCACAATTCTCAGCGCTATTGCAACCCAAATGAAACTCTAGATGTAGAGGAGAAGCCTTTTCAGTTTGAACTCCGATTTCAAGCTCAAAAGAATCGGCAAAGCAGCGTAGACCGGCTACCGGTTTACATGTGTGAATCGTTCTGGGACCGGTTAGAGATTATCGACAGTCAGATCCAGGAGCTGTACAACGAGATGCTTAACGCAGGCGTGGCTCGTGAATGTGCTCGTAATATTCTCCCTTTATATACACCAACCCGTATGCACATGAGCGGTACAGTGCGTAGTTTTATACATTATGTGGGTTTACGGGGTAAAGACGATACCCAAAAAGAGCATCGTGAGATTGCTCGTTCGATTGGGTATCGCCTAGCTCGCGAGCTTCCGACTGTTGTTAAAGCGATCAAGCAATCGGAAGACCCGTCTCTTAAGGGATGGGATTTTATCCGCTACCTGCCCCAGTAGATACAGCCGCTAAAAGTATTGATGGCCTGAGCGTGAGACGTCTCATAAGGACGCAACAGAGGCTCAGGCTCTATCACTAAACATACTAGCGATCAGACTACTGTGCCAAGGGTCGTGCCGGAATCGAACCGACTTTCTAAGTGCGTTGTCCGCCTGTCCTTACCAATAGACTACCGACCCGTGACAATTTAGTGAAAGCGACTACTGAGCAAAGGCTTCAAGCTCGTCTGCGAGCGCGTAGAGGTCGGAGACATCGACTACCAACTCATACCAGCCATCGCCATGAGCCTCGTAGGAGTACTTGGCTGCGATTTCTCGAATTGCGGAGACAATAGCGGGCAAATAGTGCCACTCCTCAGGCTTACCGCTGGCTGCTCGGTTGAACGCCCAGAACACCTCTTGGGCTTGCGGTGAAAGTTCAGGCATAGAAGTGAAGGTGACTACTGGGCTTCAAGTTCAATAGCAATGGCCAAAAGTTCGGCGCGTATTGCTGATGCGTTTACAACACACCAAGAGTCATACGGAAGATGTGGCGCTGGCACTACCTGATCCGCAGCAGCTCGCAGGGCGGCGGCAATGGCCTCACGTTGATGATGCGGCTCTGAACGAGCCTCACAGCAGAAGGCGTCGTACACCGCCTGCGCAGCAGGTGAAAGTTCAGTCATCGAGTTGCTCCAAAGCGCGGCGGATGGGGCTATCGGGTGCAATGTCCATAACGTTTTCCCATTCGGCTAGTTCAGCCAACGCCTGCTCCTTCAAGCTCGGCGGGTTGGGGTTGGGGCGGCGGGCAGCGCGGAATGAAGGAAGCAAGTCTTGGTGGCCACACAGAGTCTGCTGCTCCAGCCACTCACAGCACGCCTCCAGCTCTTGGTCTGCGCCCCATTGGGCAGCGCGGGTGGCTAGGTAGGTGTGAGCCAAAGGCTGTGATTTCAGAAGTGTGCGCTCTTTTAGCCACTGCTGCACCAGCTCCGGCGGTGGGGTGATGGGATGTTGTTGTGTCATGGGTGATTAGTGGTAATGACTACGACGGGGGAGCTACATTCTCCCAAGGACTTGGCTCCACACGAGGCGCAGGGGTTTTTGGCATAATGGCAGCAGCCTGCTGTAGTTGGATGTACTGCAAAGCCTGCTTGTGTTGATCTAGTTCCGCACTAAGTTGCTGTGTCTGCGCTTCCGCCCACTTTCGTGCATTAGCAGTCAGTTCATCGAGTGCCGATTTTGAGTGAGGGAAAGCAAAGACAGCTCCTCCTCCTTGTTTGACAGTTATTTTTTGTCCGTTTGTTGTTTCAGCTAATCCCGAAAGAAAAGCATAGGCTTGATCTCCGGGGATATTGGCTAACACGCTCAACTGCATCGGGTCGACGATCCCACGGTTTGATTCGTATAGGGTCGCGAAGCAAGCTGTTACACGGTTTAGTGTCTCCTCGCTTTGCTTCTGTTTTAAAGCACGCTCTCGGGCAATGCCGGCACCGCCGATTAGACCGCCAGCAAAAGCAAAGGACGCGCCTACAAACTGAGGAGCCGTGATGGCCGTGGTGATTCCTACAGCAGCGGAAGCAACCACTGCCAAGGTCAGATTAGAGTTTAACCGGATCATGTTTTTGGAAAGCTGTATCCCAGCGGTTGCTGCTTGTGTCCTGAGCAAACTCCACCGGGCTGGGGAGGCGATCAGGCCCTTTCGCTGCACGGTCGGATTGTAGGTCATATGCTTTAATCCGCAGCCCTTTAATGCCGGCAACACCATCGTTCAACACTATCTTTACATTTGGAAGCTTCAAGATGTTCACCATGGCTTCCTTAGTGCGTTCAACAAAACGATGTTTTGCTGCAGGTTTGTAGCCACAAGATTTGCAGAAGTTAGCATAACTAGGATACAACGCACCATAAGCATTGGCTACATACATACCTTTCTCAGCTTCGTCGGTGTTTGGCTTGCGTGCACCTTGACCCACGGGGCTTACGGTGTTCGGAGCGTATAGACAGCAGTCGTGCAACCAAGCTACGAACTGATTGTTGAACAGCAGTGCTTCGATGTTGGTGCGGTTGAGCGATGGTACGTGCTTAGTCGGGTTAGCCAGAACGTCTTTCATCGTGGCGTAGTCCATCGACAAAGCCCAAGTCACAATTCCGCTCATTTCGGGAACAAAAGCACCCTCGATGTGATCATCGAATACGCTGATCAACTCCTTACGTAGGCTTGGGTCTACAACCTTATCCATAACGATTGTTAGACGCCGACGCTCAAGACCACTACTTGAGTCGTTAGAGGTGATGTGTTCGTTACTAGCAATACACACCAAGCATTCAGGCTTGAAACTGATGATCTCTTTGCCGTACTTGCGCTCAGCTCGCAACGTATCGGAAGCAGACGTCAGCTTTTTAAGCACGTCCATGCGACGGTTGTAGTTTGATTCATCCGTCAGCAGTAAAAGTTTTTTGCCAATCAGGTTGTAGCTCTCAAACTTGTTTGTTTCGATGACTTCCAAGCTCGACGTATGAGTGCCGTGGAAGCCAGCGAGAGCCACCATGAGCTGCTGCATGGTTGACTTACCTGTACCACCAGGGCCAACTAGGTGGAGGAACCTCTCGCCTGCGGTGTAGCCGGTTAGCAGCGCCCGAGCGAAAGCCTGAATCAAAAGTTCTTGACCTTTATCTAATGCCGAGGTAATCCAACGCATGAACTCTGGGCACTGAGCTTTAGCGTTGTAGTCGTAGGGAAGCTTGTGACGAAGATAAAGTTCTTTGTGTTGACCTTCTTCAAACTCAAGCGTCGTTGTGTCAAGCACACCGTTTCTGAACGGGATGTAGCCGCGTGATTTACTCCATATGCTGCGACGACCTCCGTCTGCAGACTTCAGGAGCTTGGCTTTCAGGATTGAAAACACGCTGTTGATCATTGCCGCGTTGTACTTGGCAAGAACTCCAGCTGTCACAAACGAGTCAAGCGCTTTAACAATACGGCGTTTGATGTGCTGCTCGTCTTGGTGGTACCAGATATCTTGATCATCATCGTAGTGATAAAACTGATCTAAGTAGCTGTCGTATATAAATTGATCACCCTGATTAGTGACGATAATGTCGGCTACATCGTTCTCCGAGAACTCACGATTTCTTGTGCCGCTTTGAAGGCTGACGAGCTGACTTGGGGTAGAAGGAACGTTCATGTCCTGCTCTTTAGTTTTAACTTTTAATTTGGGTTTTGATGTTGATGTCTCCGGCTCTGCAGAGCTGAGATCGAATTCAGACATATCGAGAACAGCGTTGACTGCTGCCTCGCGTTTGGCCTGTTCGAGGGCCGCCTTGACCTCGTTAGAGGCGTGGGTGTCAAAGACGGACCGACTGATTCGGCGAATCTTTTTCCAGGTGCCTAATTCACCTAACTCAGAAGCCAGCGAGACTGCGGGCTGCAGCTCCTCAGGATTCCTGATGGAATTCAGGATGCGTTCAAACTTGCCATCGATGTCGTGCGGGTAACCATAGATGTTATAGAACGCATCCTGTGCAACTGTCAAGGGTGAGACGCATAGGGCTATCTCATGTGTCGCGCACCAGTTGGCCCATCCCAACAACTCTTTAAAAACTGCAGCCATCGTTGAGCTGCGGTCACCCACTTCCTCACCGTCGAGAACCGAACGAACTGTGTTGGAAACGAGGCGAACTAAGTCCATTCCGTTCTGTCGGATGGTTACTTGGTTCAAGTACTCAATCGGCTCTCCTCCCAGATCAGTCTCGTCAGCAGGCAGCGCAGCAAAAACCTGGATCGCTTCGTTGATTTTTTCAGTTGGGATGAAGCGTCCTGGCGCCGCAAAGATCGCTTCAGGATTTTTGGGTCCATAGAACAAGTTTGGAATCGTTGTCGCCCTGACATCGGACCCCGGAATTTGTGCGTAGATCTGTTTACAGAACCACTGGTAAAAACCAGGATTGATGACCGTAGTTTCGAGCCCGAAGACCAGGCGAAAGCGTGGCCACCCTTCAGCGGTAGAAGGACTGTAGTAGCCCAGAGTTAAATACTTCTTACATATGTCGAGTTCTAGGGCTTCTTTTACTGTGAGTTCTTGTTTTTGTACCTTGTTTCCGTTTTCGTCTTTGTGATCAGCTTGGTTGTCGATATCGACAATAATCAGACCGGCTTTAATAACTCCAGTTTGATTTTTTTGTCGTTTGCCGTCTTGCAGGTGCCACGCACAAAGACCGGCTTGCTTAGCCAGGATTTCTGCGAGCTCATTTGTTTCAAGCTCGCACGAGTCCCACCCTGAGTTAAAGGCCGTGAAGTTCCCATTCGTTGCGATCTTGCCCAGCTCAGGGTCGAGGTGCGGGACGACCCCGAGGTTTACAGAGCAAATGAACTTCATGGGATGTCGCTGAGCGCCTCTAGTATGGCCTGTTTTGGGGCGAGCGAACCTTAAGACAGGTTGAAGAAGCCTGTCGTGGAGCGCTGTCGAGTGGGTTTGATTCTACGCCTGATGGTGAAGTTCGTAGTAGTTTTTTAAAACTTGAAGCCAACTCTCACAATCCTTTTCAACTTCTTCAGAACCAAAAGTAAATATCTGAGTATTAAATTCTTTAATGGCGGTTGTGACGATAATCTGCGTCTTAACTATTTTAATGCCGAGGCAAGCTTCTGCCGCTAGTTTGTAAGCCGCCAGCTGAAGCCGTGTTTTTTTTGTCTTGAATACTCCTGATATAAGAGCCTTCTTTGTTTTTTCGTCGATATTTTGATTTTTGTTGGGGAACCTAGCCGAGTATGGGCCGTTGCTGGTTTTAAAGTCAGCTAGCACGATCTCAGCATTCGAGTTCATGTAGATAAGGTCACAACAACCAGCGTAACCGTGTCCTGTAGATTCATCGTAGTAATGTATGCGACCAACTCCGTCATCTCCAACGTACTTAGACCAGCGTGGTTGATTGAAGGGCTTTTCGCTCCAAAGAACACGACCACCTTCTAAGAGTTCGTCGAGTAGCTCAGGAACTCCTTCCCAGTATGGTTTATATTGTTCTGATGGGATTACCCTAAGGCCACGAAGATAATCTTCTACGCTGTTGTGAATCCACGTACCTCTAGTCGCCGCAGCATCAGCAGCTCCTGGATTCATAAGATTCCAGTGAGCTAGTTTCTTTCGCGTTGTCTCGGTTTGAGTGGCGCTAAGAACAGATGTTACGGACGGAAGCGGTTTTGGAACACCATCACAGAGATAATGCCTTAATCCGTTAATCGTTACTCTTGTATCGGACACAGTTAACGTGTCAATTCCTAAATATATTAGAACGAACTTGACATAACGGGACCATCATCTTCATCATCTTCGTCCTCATCCTCATCGTCTAAAAAGAATTCAGACTTTTGATACTGATATTCACGGTTTCGTTGGTCGAGCTCGCCCATTAAACAGAGAGCAGCTGAGAAACCTTCGATGGTGATCTCGGCGCAGTCCTCTGGGGAGCGAGCGTTGCCCTGGTAGTCAACGCATTCAGTGAGCAGCTGTTGACCTACGAGCAATGCAGTAATCTTATCGAGCTGACGGTTCTGTTCTTTCTGTAGCTCTATTAACTGATCTAACCGTCGAAATAGACGCTTGCTCATAGCTTGAGATCCTGTGGGCGGTGCCAATTTACTTCGAAATCAATAGTTGTATTGACTTGAGCTGCTCCTGGTTTTTGAAAGATAAACCACGCAGAGGTCACAGGATCCTTTGAATTAGTACCATCTGCACGAAAGGATGGCCTTGGACTCAGGATCTTAATGTTTGTGAGGGATGCGTCCCGTAAGAAATCTTCGCGTGCCCGTGTGGGCTCAAGGAAGGTAAGCCTATCTAGTATACACACACCTTTTCTAGCTGCTTGTAGTCCACACTCAGTTACCCACTTTGTGTAGTCTTTCATGCCTTGTGTAATTGCTACAACCCAATCGATATTCCCTTTCTGCTGTGTCCACCAGTCCAAGTCAACTAAGTTTTCTTCGCAACCGTTGCTGATCACATCGGCGACTTGGGCTTTGCGGACTTGTTTTTCTAGAGCTCCTTCAGGGTCGAAAGGTAGAAGAACCACTCCTTCCACCAAGCCGGCGTTCCGAATAGGATCAAAGATGTATCGAGGTACACGATAGAAATTTGTCATGGCTGAGGAGCTAGTTGACAAGCTGCGGTCTCATCTAACGCTTGAGCAGCAGTTCACACACCGTGCTTTCTTAGATGGCATGGACAAGCTTAGCCGCAAAGAAGCTCGCGAAGTACTTGAGGTCGTGTACGCCAACTACTTAATACGAGCGAAGCTGCTAGAGAACATTATCAAGTACTGTGTTGCTTATGGTGTGCACCTACCTTCTTTCGGTGATCTCCTAGAGCTGTAGGCACAAAAAAGAGGCGCTTTGAGGGCGCCTCTTAGTGTGAACAATCCAGGTAGAGCTTACCTCAGAAATCGAGTCCCGCAGCCTTGAGGGCTGCTTTTTGATCCTCCGTAAGCTCCTTCTTGCTTGTAGTTTTCTTAGGCTCAGGAGGAGCTTCAACCTTAGATCCAGGAGCGCCTGCACCTGCGGGGAGAGCCGCAAGGCCAGCTGGGGCAGAACCCTCTAGGCGTTTCGGGTTAGCTTCGATGAAAGCTTCTTTAATCGCCCCGTGGTCCTCTCCAAGAGGTAACTCAACCAGATGAGCACCGGAGATAGTACTACGTAGAGCAGACGCCACCAGATCTCCTGAACCACCATCAAGCCAGTTGCTGATGTCTTCGATGAGCTTTTGCTCTTCATCCGTTTGAGCAGGGCGATCCCGAAACTCTAAGACGTTGTAATTAATTTTCGCGCCATCTGCGCCAGTCATCGGGTCTCGTTCGTTAAAAGATTTTTGAACGAACTTGGTTTCCGTAATGACTTCACCTACGTTAATACGGTTATTATAGAGTGTTTGGAAGTACGAGATGAAGTTCCTTTGAGACGACTTACCACTAATGATACTAGTGCATACACAGCGAGGCGGAAGCAGACGATGGTTAGGTGAAACACCAATGTAAGCAATACGAATAAACTCCTCATGCGTTCGCATACCGAGGTTGCCGAAATACGGCGTGAAGCCGAGAAGGACGAACGAAATCGGTATCCCATTGCCGTTACTGTCGACGATTGCCGCTTCGTTGTCAGTATCGGACTTCCAATAGCGGCTTTGAAGATCGATTCGAAGTGTGTGCGGCGGGATTTGACAGAGAATCTCTTCGGCAGAGAACTTACCAGCGATAAAAACCATGACCTTAAATCAGAGAGAGAAATCCAGTGAACCGAGAGCCGCTGCTGAGACACGCCCTTTGTCGGGGTCTGCAGCTTTGTTGGGCGCGGACTTTGTGCCCTTGGGAAGGTAAAGAACTTTTTCAACGGAGTAGTTCAGGTACTGACGTTCTTCTTTTTCACTCGTGGTGATCCGACCAACAGCAATCGTCGGTGTTCCGTTAGGAAGTTCAGAAAGCTGTTTCGAGAACTTGTCCCACGCCGTGATCTTTGTCCAGGAAGTTTCTGAGCTGTCAGGATCTTGCCAAGCCAATGACCTGTTGGTCACGGTTGAGCCGCCTACCTCGCTCTCCTCTTGCTTGGGTCCTAAGCCACCGCAAGCCATGTAGGTGTTGATGGCAAGCAGGTCGTCGAAGTTATCGTTGGTTACAACCAGCATCGGCTGCATTTGAAGCACACCATCAGGGGTGGCTTTTGCCGGACCTACGGCGAGGATCGTTTGACTCTCCTTAAGTCCTTTCAAAAGCTTGCCAACGTAGTGATCAGACTTCTGTGTGAGCTGAACCTTTGTTGCGACTCGTTTGTCTGAGGTTGGGAGCGACTCTGCAATTACGTTGACGAGTCCGTCTTCTTCAAGAGCCTCGTCTTTGACCCGAAGGCCGAGCATCGTGATGAGCATTGTTTAACGTTCGGTAAATCGTTGAACGGTGTACCTTGAGTGCCTTAGCAATCTCCTTTACAGGGACTCCTTGGCTGGAGAATGCTAGTACCAAATTCGTGTCTGCGTCGCCTAGTTTCGACGCCTTCATCCTTTTGTAAGAGTTGTGGTAGGGATTGATGCAGAGCCGGTTGCCGCAGGAGGGCTTCACACAACCGTCTTTGTTGATTTCAAGATAATCCAATATCAAGGGGCGTACGTAGTACTTGTAGCCCAGTGCGTAGACCACAGGTGAGCCGTTGCAGAAGCATCCACCCCACTCCTCGCAGCACGCGTGTTCGAAGTCACTAGACGCTAGCCTTCTGAACAGGATGGCAAGACTGCTTTCTTGTACAACTTTGTAGGACAGAGAGAATGTATCTGCTTGCAGTGCTCGGGTTATGTCTGCCGCTTGAGCCTGAGCGTGGTTCGAGTCGTTGGCTGTGATGGCTACCTCTAACTTTCTCTCATTCCGTTGAACGACCAGACAGTAATCAGTAGACGTCATTCGGCTGGAATTCTGCCGCTTCGATAATACGCCTGCGATCCTCTTCGTTTGCGGCAAAAATGGGGTACAGCCCAAGCCATACCCCAAATCTGCCGGTAAGAAGTCGTTTAATCAGAGTTAAAGTCAAACTACCTCTGACACAGCTCTGCTAAGAGCTTAGCCCAGTAGTGCTCGTGCAGCATCACCAAGACGAGTTCCTTCAGCAAGTGCACGCTTCGCCGCTTCCTGTGGCGTGATACCTAAAGCCGAAGCAGCTCGGTTGATGCCAGTCAAACCGATCGCACCTAGTGTGCCGCCTTGTGCTGGAGTATCTGCAAAGCTCCCAATCGTACGAGATTGCTGCGCAGGAGCTTGATACGTTTGACCGGCACCCACATTTAAGCTCTTAGCTGCGAGATCTCCGAACTTCAGGTTTTGCTGTTGAGCGAAGGACCGAATGGCCTCGTCAGCTAAGCCTGCTTCGCGAGCGGCTGTCACAGCAGTCATCCCTAGAGCCCCAGGTGTTACTCCTGCCCCCGATGTGTAGCTAAATAAATCAGTGTTGAGACCTAAGCTCTTAGCTGCCTGTTCACCGAACTTCAAGTTTTCTTTCTTAGCCATACTCTTGATTTGCTCTGGAGTATAACCGTATTCTTTTGCACGGCCCACCGCCATAGCACCTATGGCGCCAGGTGTTCCGTTCTCGATAAAGCTGCTCAAAAGACGATCAGCTTTTGCTTTGGTTGACGTATCAGTTTTTTCAGGAGTCAACTCAAATGTCCCAGTTCTAGCTGGGGTTTTTTCGGCTTTGTAAGTTAGCGTACTCGGGCTACGACCTTTCAGGAGACTCTGTACGCGGAACCCTGGTACAAATCCCTCAAAACCACCAGTGGATTCTCCACCCTCATCTTCAAACAGCGAACTGAGATCGAACCCAAAAAGGTTGCCTGCTTTCCGAAGAGCACGACCGAATTTATCGGAATCAGAAGATGGCGTGGCAGTCATTATGAAAACCGAGCGGGGGCTGGTCGACAGATAATACTGTGTCTACTTTAATCCATATTTATTTGCGTTGATATTTTCCTAAGGCTGGTCGAAAGTTTTAAATCCGAAAAACTTCGGAGCGGAACGAGCACCGTAAGATCCTTCCATAGTTTTAAACCCTGTAAAAGGACTTACGGCTCGTGTGTTCCCATAACCGCGAGAACCGTCTGTAGCCTTCTGGCTACTTTTGCCTACTTGCCTGAGTTCGGGAAAATAATCAGTCAGCACTGAGCCCTGCTCTTCTTCAGGGGTCATAAGAGGTACCCCGAAGAAGTCTCCTGCAAATCTCATGGTATTAGTACTGTTCTATTTATTCTCTATAAAAAATCTCTTAAGGTCAAATCCAGGCCCGATTGTCCCCTTGAGCACACGCATCGTCATCTTCGCCTTTTCGTGGCAAGTGAAGTAAAGTGCTTTATCCTTATTGGAAGTGTAGCTTACTAAATTACGCCTTTCCTTATCTAGACAGTCACTGACGTACATAGAGTCTTTTATAATAACCCATACCTCTTGGAAACGCAGGAGGGGCATCGCCTTGGTCTCGTCGAGGGTGTACAATCTCGATCTCAAGGGTACCTTTTTTACGGTTTTCTTGACTACACATTTTTTAATTTCTTCTGTGTTTTTTTTGGTTTCTTTACATTGTTGAGCTGAAGGCTGCTCAAGCAGTCTTTTCAAGTTACGAGCTCTGTTAGCTGCCTCTAGCGCACTTGAGAACACATCGACTGTAAAACATATTCCACTATTCATTCGCACACAACCCACATAGCCTTTTTCTGTTTTAGCTGTAAATACTTCTTTTTCTTTAACAGCATCGAGATTTAGGATTTCAACTGCTGTTGACGTCTTTTTCTTTGTCTCGGTTACAGCAGAATCTTCTTTTTTAATTTGCGCAGCCACGTGGATGGTAAGTCGACCTTGCTCATGTTCAGTTGTCGATTTGTAGCCGTCCCACAGCACTGATGCGTAATGCCTGCGATCACCGCGTTTGTTTGTCTTAACGAAGACTTCCTTGACGGTACCTAGGCGTGTTCCATTGACGTAGCCAGCGACTTTTTCTTTGATCTTCTGCTCAGCGAAAGGGCTGACGCAGGTGATGTTCTTGATGTTTTCGGTGACGCGATCGCCGATCTTGAATTTGCTCGGGGATAGAGGACGAATGCGTTTGGTAGAGGTGCTCATTTTTCTGCCCAGGTGTCTCCGTAACTAGCGTCTGCTTTAGCAGGAACTTCTTTGAGGATGGTTTCGGCTGCTTCTTTCATGCAGCGCTCAAGTACTTCTTTGTAGTACTCGACCTTACCCTCAACTGCTTCAAGTACGATTTCATCGTGCACACAGGCAACTAAGTGAGCCTCATCCCCGAGATAGGGATTCAGCTTTGCTAAAGACAGCTTAAGGATATCAGCTCCTGCCCCTTGTATCAGCGTGTTGGCACAGGCAGTCATAGTGGCATCGTCGTACGAGAGCAACCGGCGCCGACCTAAGGGTGTACGGACGTAAGTCCAACCGTCTTCCACCAGAGCCGCACGCTCACGGTGCCACTGCCTCAACCGTGGATAAGCGGAGTGGAACGCCATATGAGCGACCTTCGCTTCAGAGAGCGAAATGATCTTGCCGCTTTGCGCTGCGTAAGTCTTGTACTTCCTGTAGCCCATGCCATAGAGGAGCGCGAAGTTCAACGTCTTGCCCTCCTGGCGCTGACTCTTCTGAACTTCTTCAAGCGGCACCTTGTAGATAAGGCTTGCTGTCACCGTGTGAAGATCGTGCCCATCTTTGAAGGCTTGGATCATTTGAGGGATACCGATCAGCTCGGCACCTAGGCGTAGTTCGATCTGACTGAAGTCACAGATAATAAGTTGGTAACCAGGCGTGGCAATGAAACACTCGCGAAATTCTTTATCCCTAGGGATTTGCTGAGCGTTAATCGCAAACTGGTTTTTAACTTTTTTAGCTGCGGTTTTCTTAGCACCGCTTGATGTGAACCGCCCTGAGTTGGCGCCGTACTGGTTGTACCCTGAGTGGATTCGATGAGTGATCGGGTTGATGTTAGCTATCAGTTTTTCAACGTGCTCTAACTGGGTTTCAATCTTGGTTCGTTTCCTATAGAGATTGAGCAAAGGGTCGTCGCTGTCAAACTCTGCGAGTGATATCTGATTGAGTGTTGTCTTTCCTGTAGAAGGGTTTGTTGGTAAAGCAACGCCAAGTGCGTCGAAGAATTTTTTGCACTGCGAACCAGATCCAGGGTTGAATTCCTTTCGGAGGTTCTTGCCGATTGCCAAAGATCCATCGATGTTTCGTGGGAGCTTGAGGTCGGGAGGCAGGGCCGCGTCGAGCTTAGTACAGAATTCTAGTGTGACCTCTTCTAGCTTGAGCTCTACAGCACCCTTCAGGGCTATCAGTTTGCTAACGTCGACGTTGAATCCCCTGTGACACATCCTCGCCACGGGGCGTACACACTTCGACTCCAGCGAATAAATATCGAGTAGAGACTCTTCCACCAGTTCTTTAAGTTGGTCTGCTGCGATGCTGGGCAGAAGGTCGACGTCTTTAGCCGCATATTCGATCTGCTCGATATCGAGATCTTCCTTGCTCCAGTCAGACACCTGTTGTTCTTTGCTGATGTCTAAGTCCAATCGCCGACTAACCACGGCTTTTAGCGAGCAGCTGACATCATCGAAATAAGGCTTTTGGAGTTTAGGTGAGACTTTTTTCTCTTTAAATCCAGCCCGCAGACAGCGTTCAGCTACATAGGTATCAAATATTTTGCCTTTGTAGTCGATACCCAGAGATAGGAGAAACTGAAGGTCAAAGTTCAGGTTGTGACCCAAAAGCATCTCGCGACTCTCGATCAGCTCCTTCAGACCAGAAAGCTTCTTTACTTTGAACAGATCCAAGACATAGACAGTTCTGTTTTCTACTTTTTCGTCAGTGGTGCAGAGCTGAAGCAAGCGCAGTTTTGAAACGTGCGAGTCAAGCCCAGTCGTTTCGGCGTCAAGACAAAGCTTTGGGATTTGATTTAGTTCTTCAATTGACTGCTGGAACTTGTTGTCGCTGTCCGCGTAGAAGATTTTCATGAGAGTAAAAAAAGGGGCATCTTTCGACGCCCCGTGGATTCAGTGGTCCGTCGTTCAGGCAGCGTAGGACTTTTTCTCCCGAATGCGGCTGCTCCAGCGGTGACTGATGAAATCGGCAATGTCGCCCCACTCGCGAGCAACCTTCTGACCCATGGCAGTTGGCGACACGGCGTAAACAACGCGACGGAGCTGTCGGCTGTTCTCATCCAGCTCTTTGTCCTGACTGCCGAATTCAATCAGTTCCTTCAGCTCAATCAGATCCCACTCTTTCAGCAGCTGAGCGCCGTCGCGAACCGCTGTGTAAACAGGCGACGCGTGGTAGCAAGCGCTGCGAGGAACGTTCGGCCCCTGGTTGAGTGTCCGGTAGTGGCCGTCACCGTCCTTGCAGAAGCCCATGAAACACTGAGAGTCGGGACTCACAGAGCCACGATAAGCCATGCTGTTTACACAGCTAGTAGCGATCTGACGGAGCGTCCGGCTGTGACCGTCAGAGATCCCATCCAGGATCATCGCGGCGCCGAGCGATTTAAGGTTATTCACCTTGCAAAGATCTTCGATCGCTTCGCCAGGATTATCGATGATTTTTTTGATTTCAATCCGAGAAATCCTATTTGCATCGGTGCGGGTGTAGCTCCGTTTTTTAGGAGCTTCTACTCCTTCGATAGCGAACTTGGCAGCCAGCGATGCTAGCGTGGGGTTTTTGGTTTCAACGCTGATAGAGAACAGCTTTTTAGCGTCAATCATTGCAGGGTCAACGTGCTCGGCAATGTCGACCACGATTGATTCCTTGCGACCCGCTGCGTTCAGAAGCGCTTTTGCCTCGTTGTTGTCGAGGGTTGTGTCGCCGATCTTAAACGTGAAGTTCATGTAATGGGGGCAGAACAGATGAATGGTATCTTTCCAATGCTGCGACGCAAGAGTTTTTCAGCTTTTTTTAAGAATTCAGTCACTTGCGCTTCATACTCAGCACCTCCTTCATGGAGCTCACCGTTTCGTACCATGCACTGATCTCGTCTGTGATCTGTACAGCCATTAGTTCAAAATCATGTTCTGACAGCATCAGCTGCATTTCAACGTCCGCTTTATCGTTCAGTTTCTTGACTCCGTAATTTTTGTAGAGGAAACCGCTTAGCAATATGCAGTGCTCAGTTACGTCATTCTCGATCAATCTTGTCGCGTTGATCAACTCAGTTTGCGGTGCATAAAGGAGTACAGCTTCTCGGAACCTAAAGAGCTCTGGCTTTCCTTCATACAAATTGTGATACGTGTCAAATAGCTGTTGTGCCAACCAATCTTCAAGCTCGAACTTTTCTGTAGCTGGTGAGTACTCAGCTTCTATTCGTCTGACGACTTTTGCGTCTGTATGTCTATCCATAAGAGGGGCGGCAGATGCCCCTCAATCTAAGGGCAGTTCTAACTTAGGGATACTCAGCGGAGTGCATCTTGAAACAACTCTGCGCTTTTAGGATCGTCCAGAACATCTATTGTGTGCACATAGTCACTAAACTCTTTGAGTACACGCGCTTGCTTACCGATACAGAAGCTATTCCATTGCACACCATGCTCTTGTTTAAATGCGTTGAGGCGCCGCACGAAGGGGTCTGAGACCTCGGCGTTTCCGTCTGTAATCATAAGAATGTCGGCTTTTTCGACGAAGTTAATTTCCGACAGCGCGTGGTTGATAACAGAGCAGAAAGATGTACCTCCCCTTGTCGTCCAGCTAAGTACAAAGTTAAGCAGGCGTTCGTTATCCGAACGGTCTTTATCCAGGTGAATACTTTTTTGCACAAGCGTGTCGAATAAGTGTATGTGTGTCGCACGCTTCTGTTTGAGGCACTCCTCGGCAATTACGTAGGCGATAGCTTTTGACCAGAGCTCACACTCGCCTGCCATCGATCCACTGATATCGATGTATAGCACCACTGGGCCTTTATCAAGTTCCTTGATCTTTGCTTCGTAGTCTTTGCAAAGCAATGTTTTTTGACTGTACTTCAGAGCAAACAAAGCACGACCTTGCTCTGTGGCAGCTAAGGCGATCTCAGCAGGAAATGCTTTGGTCACTGTATCTGAGAACTTGGCACCTACTATGTCGCTGTAACTAGTCTGCGACCTACGAGCCCGCTTGCGATCAGCCCAAGCTTGCCGCAAAGCCCCGAGTCGGCGCACAAGCTCTTTAAGACCAGGGTTGTTGCTGAGCTTCCTAGCAAGGTTGCGTTTTTGATCAAGATCGTTAAGAGCGACTCCTTTGCCAGCTTCGGTGCCAGCGAGAGCAGCCATAGCTTCTTGATTGTCTTTAGCGGCCTGATGCGCCCGATCAACCGCCTTATCTACTTGAGGTTGCATTTGTTCACTCATTTGGAGCAAGCTTTGCTCCATTTGTCGGCCAAGCTCCTTACCTTGCTGACGCAGCTGCGCAGCTTTGGCGTTGTCGCCTTGCTTCTTAGCCTCCATGAACTGTTCACGAATATCTTGAAGTTGCTGAGCGCCTTGACTGAGGAGTTCTTCGCTGAGCGAGTTGCCCTCAAGCTCGACCATCAGGATCTCGCTGAGTTCGTTGAGTACGTTTACAGCGTTATTACCTGATGTGAACTGGTCGCCGATCGAGAGGGCAACCAACCGTGGCCACGCAGGAGACTCGCACACTTGTACAAATAAGTTGTACCAGAATGCGTACTCAGGTTTGTATCCCTTGGGGAAGTCTGGGTTTTGTCCGTTCTGCTTGGCGCGGAAGTAGGACTCAACCTCATCGAAATTGATGACCGTAGTTACTTGGCCGCCGTTGTACAGGAAATCGAATAGCTCTTTACCGAAACGAGAGAGCTGTTTGATGTTGTACTTGTCTTCTAAGTATCTGACGATGGGACGCGCATCTCGAATGAAGTCATCCCACAAGAAGTCAGAGAGTGCAGAGACAGCGAGCACGAGAGGCTCATTGTTTACGAGGCGAAGAAACTCGGTGTTAGTTTTCATGATGAGACGTTAGAGATTGAAGCTGCGACTGATTGAGATGAAGACTCGATAGTTTGAGCAAGCTTGGTTGCAGACTGTCGAGCACTGGCGCTGATTCTGTATTGACCAGATTCCAAGATGTTATCTAGTTTGTTTGACAGAGTTTCTAAGTCACGGTGCATCTTTCGAAGCTTGCCGACCAGGCGATTTAAATCGTCGACGCTCTTAGATTCTGCCGCGTGGAGAGCGTGGTATTCAGTGAGAATTCCGCTGTGAGCTCGCTTGATACTTTCCATCAGCTTTTCAGCTGTAGGTACAGCTTGCTCTAGCACTTCTTTAACTACCTGTATATCATCTTGTGTTTGATACACAATGTGCACGAGCGAGCGGTGAAGGTGCTCCGGGAACAGCTCCTCGTCGCCTTGCACAACAGCCCAGCCTCGTAAGAACTTGAGGATCTGAACTCTTCGCCGGTCGCTGATTGTGATTCCTCTGGTAGCTAACAGGTCAATCACCTGCGTAAAAGAATCTAGAAACTCATCGCTGACACTCACGTTTGCCACTTCTTCTTGGAGAGTGGTCAAGTCTTCAAATGTCAAATTAGATTCAACTACCGGTCGCTGCTTAATGCCGAGAGCCCACATATCCAAACTTCTCTTGGAGGTTGGTTTCTTAAGGAGATCTACGGTCGGTCGGAACAAGAATCGATCGCAGAAAGCTTGAAGCGATTCTTCTTGAGGGAAGGAGTTGGTTGCTGCGACAATCGACTGAATTGGAGTTTCTAAAACTTCGCGACCGTTATTGAAAGTCCGCTCGTTCAGGATTGTCAGCAAAGAATTAAGAACTGCTGAGCTGCCACGAAAGAGTTCATCCAAGAATGCGATGTTTGAGGTTGGCAGATACCCTTTAACATCACGAACATACTCGTCATTCAATAGCTTGGACACAGCTACAGGACCGAATAACTCAGAAGGATCCGTGGTGGGAGAAAGAAGGTAACCGAAGAATTGAGACTCTTTGAATCCGTTTGATACTGCTCGGACAAGCTCAGATTTACCCGTGCCAGGCAGCCCGAACAGAAAGCTATTTTGTTTTGTAATCAGGGACGCGAGTAGTCCATCAATGATGTCAGCACGCTCTAGGAAGCTGGTGTTAAGTGATGCGCGGAAGCTTTGAAGGTTCGAGAAGAGTGTGTCGTTCATTAGTCGAAGATTGTTGAAAGTGCTTTAAACAGGTTTTTTAAAAGATCTCTCTTTAGATTCCTGTGCGGCTTAGAGAGACTTTTAGTGACAAGTAGAAGTCTGTAGTCTTTTGAGGAAAGCCTAGAAATCAAGATCATCTGTCGATTCAACTTCAATAGTTTTTACCTCGTCAATAAGATCATCAAGGTTTGCGGATTGAGCTTTGACCAACTCAGCTCGTTGATCAAACAAGGTTTGCAAATGCTTCGCTCGTTGGTGGTAAACATCTTTCTCGACCTGAAGCTCGTGGTAGAGCTGATCGAGCTGTTCCTGGTTGTCAGCAGAGTTGATCTTCGCCAAGAGATCTTTATATGTACTAGAGAGTGCCAAGGAACGCTTCAGTGATTCGAGACCATCGCTCGTGTTGCGCGATTCAACAATCGACTCAAGCTCCTTACGAATCTTCGTTTTTAGGTTTGCATAGTCTTTGAATGCTTGGTTTTTAACTTTGGCCGTAGCTGACTGAAGCCTGACACCTACATCGAGCAAATCATTCGATAGCGTCGAAAGATTCTCAAATCCTGGGCAATGGCGAGTGATCAGCTGCAAAGTCTCAGCAGTAATTTGCCAAGACCCACGCCGCTTACTTCCTCCAGTTTGACGTTCGCCAATCTTGGAAGACACACGAACATCAAGATCGTCTAATAGTTCAGCGGCTTTAGCGAGTGCGCGATCAGCAGCACCCTCCCTCGCCGCCTCAAGCACTTCGTTTGTGTTGAGCACCGCTGCCTCTTGAATGGCCGTGGAGATCGAATGCTCCTCTTTGCTATCAGAAACCTCCAGGCTCACAGGGTTGGGTCCGACCACAAACACCTTGATCGGATTTTCGAACTCCTGTTTCGTAGGGAAGATAGTCAAGTAAGCTTCCTTAGCGAGCTTGAAGCCTTCTGTGTCGTCACGGAACAAAGGCTCTAAGAAACCTTCAACGGTGTTTGACCAGCGAGTGTACTCTTCAAGCCAAAGCTCATTGAGCTTCTCGTTGTAGTTAGAAGCATCAGAACGGATCTTTGTGATGCGTTCCATAGCCTCTTCGAAATAATCCTCATGGAGGAAGTGAACATCTCCGTTATGGATTGTGCACTCGTCGTAAAGCTTACGTTGTTCTATACGCAGTAGATTCAAAAACTCTTTAAGTTTGCCTGAGAGTGTTGGACGTACAGAAACTGATTGCTGTTTTTCAAGCACGTCAATCACAGTGTCTGGCAGCTGTAGATCTGCCATCTTGATCTGCGTGCTCTGCCTTACGGATGCGCTAACGGAACAGTGAAGGAGGAAGATTTTGTCGTTGCTCATGATCACTTAAGGCGACGGAAGACGGCGGTGATTTTGTCGGTAACCAGGTCGATGGCTCCGGTGATGTGCAGTTGTTCGATCAAACTGTTCCGCTCGATCTTGGCAATCTTGAGCTTGCGCTCCAGATCAGCAATCTTTTCGTTCAGCTTCTCGATCTTGGCGTGCGGCGTGGGCAAACGATCTATCCGAACAACGATGTTCGTACGGAACTCAGGAAACTTGAATAAAGAATCGTCGCCACGGAAAACATCCAGGTCGATACCGCTGTTGTCTGCTTTGACAAGCATCGAAGTTAGGTTGCTGCGAGCAGACTCATACTCGGCACCGAATCCTTCGTTAAGTTGAGCGAGGGCAGTGTCACAGGAGTCGTACCGCTCGGCGCTGATGCGTCCCTGTTCGATCAGGGACTGTTTAGTGACCTTAATCATGTGATGTGATGCGAAGGGAACGCACCGCGTTAAGGGCCGGTGCCGCCCATGCAGAGCAATGTACATTCTCCTGAGCACCTTGTCAACCCCTGCGCAGGGATTTATATTTGGTGACACGAGAGCACAGTTGTTACAACTTTTGTTAATAAGAAAACTTTTTCTAAGTAAAACACTAGCAACAAAACTGGATTAACTATGAAGTATTTACCTTTCTCATTTGCGTCTTAGTCTGTTGCGAGGCATCGAAGCCTCAGGACTTACAGGAGCCCCTTGCTACGCGAGACCTTTGCATCGTTGTTATACCTCCCAGTGTATCTGTAGCTAGCTTGAGGAGCCTCAGTCATCTCAGTGAAGACAATCTGCCCGCACCGCATACCGGGCCAGAGCGGGAAGGCTGAGAACTGCTTAGCGTTCTTGAACTCCAGAGTCAACACCGAGTTGTTGAATCCAGGGTCGATGTAGCCAGCGAGCAAATGCTCCAAACCCGCACGAGCCAGCGAAGACTTAAGCACGAACTGCGCCGAGATGTAGTCGGGAATGTTAAAGGTCTCAGCTGTTTCAGCCAAGATAAATTCGTTAGGCAGCAGCAGGTAGGGGTTTTCTCTGGTGTGCTCTGAAATGTTTTTAGGCAACATGCCACCAGCCTCAACCTCAACGTAGAGGTTAGTGCCGAGCGTGACGTCTAGACTGGCTGGATTGATCAGCGTGGGGTTGAAAGGCTCAATCATGCCCCCCTCGCAGAGAGCTTTAATCCGCCAATCAGGTAAGACCACAGGAGTAACGAGACTCCAGTGAGATTAACCTAAGTGGCTGTGAATTTCATCAAAGAGTTCACGACCTTTAGCCGTAAGTCTTACGAGCTTGATTCTTTGATCTGCGTGCCAAGGTTCTCGACTCACTAGACCCATGCCAGGCTCGCCTTTCTGAGTTTGTGAATCGAGAATGCCGCAGTTACGAGAGACGGAACTCTTAGGGATACCAAGCTTGCGAGCAATGTCTGTTTGAAGGAGCCCCTCACGAGACTCCCCTACAGCTAGAAAGATAAAGAGTGTTGTACAGGAAACTTCGCGGGGATTGAACTTTGCGAAGGGTTCTATTGCTTTTGAGAGGAGCATGGAGTTAATTGTAGTAGCTTAATGTCTATTTGATTGAGTTTGTTTAAGGTAGCTTCGATCTCTTCTTTCATCGACGGAGACGCCGAAAGTAAATTGAGCTGCTGCCTGGTCATTAAAGAGTTAAGAGCCCTACGCAGCGTAAGGATCTCATCTTTTGTGAAGTTTACTTCTGACATTGTTCTTGGGTGATCTCGTGATGTGATCCAGTGTGATGAGCGTGGACTACCACAGGGCTTAACAGGACAATGCTAGTAAGAACGAGGGTGAGGCTCAGGGTCGATTTCATTTAGACAGGTCTTCCAAGATGGGGATGAGGCGGTTAGCTAGTTCTTTAGCTTGTTTAGACTTCGAGCCTTTTACAACTGCTAGAAGTGTTGAAGGAGAGACGTTTGTGTATTCAATATGCTTTTGTGAAATTTGTGATTGTAGTGTGATGGTGATTGGATAAGTCACAAGAGTTTGGCAGCATTGAAGTTTAGCAGCCTGGGGCAAAATAAGGTTTGCCGTTTGGGGAAAATGGACATTGAATGCTGTGTGACTTCTGTGTGTCCCCTGTCCTGATAGCCGCAGCAAGCACAATTGTTGCAGCGAGCAGAATCGCAGTTTCGGTGAATCGACGCTTGGAAAAGGGTGTTTTCATGATTGAACGATTAATTTTGTGACTCCGAAGTGTTTGATCCAGGTGACGAGTTTCACCGTTGCGTCAGTGTTCTCTAAGCCGATGCAGCCTGATGTACCTGACTCGCCGTTGAGTTTGCCGAGAGAAGGATCGACGTGAAAGCCGAGATCCGATCGCCCCGTGGAGAACATCGGAGTGATCGGAATCCAGAAACCGCGACCTAATTCAGGGTCGGGGAACGGCCCGCGCTCAATACCCATCGTGTCAATCCGATAGTCTCCTTTCGGAAGTGGTGCTTTTGTGCCAGCCGTGTGACGGTCTGCAGTTTGTCGGGACGCTCTGCCTGTCACAGCAATCAGGCTGTCGAGCACCACACCATCTTTACTGATGAGGCTTAGTCGCCAGACAGGATCTTTTGTCTTGGGGATTGTTTCGTTTGTTTTACGAAGCGTAAGGAATGCTGAGCTAGCGATCCGAGGTAGCGGCGGAACAGGATGCGAAAACTCGATTGATGACCGTTGAGAACCGGGCTCCGGTGAGAATCCTGGCTCAGGTACAGCATCAAGAGGTAGGACACCATCGGGAGCTAACCGTGTCGGATTGTCGCCCAACTCTAGAGGTTGTTCCATGGCAAGCATCATCTCTTGGTGATACTCACTCACTTGCTGTTTTGATTCGAAGAAGCGCTGCCCGTGGTGAACACCAAGGGCAACAACTAAACCGCCAACTGTTCCAACTAAAGCGTACATTCTGAGATTCATGATGAGTTACATGTTTCCTGGGCCGGTGTTTGTTACAGGAGGAGCTGGGGGAGCTGGGGGTGCATCGTAGTTGCCCGGCCCTACTGTAGGTGCTGGCGGCACTTTGACTGGCATTTGAGGGACACGGTTAGGTTGCTGAAACACGGGAGCTGGTTCAGCTGCTGGTTGAGTTTCGGGCTGCGGTTCCGTTGTTTCTTCAACCCTTGTCTCTGTTTTAGTCTCTTTAGTCTCAGCTGGGCCGCCCCCTTCTAGTTGTTGGAGCCACTCAGCTTTTGACTTCTGTTGTGGGTCTGGTTCGAGCTTGCCATCAGGATCTGATTTGTTTGGGTTAGGAATTAGGACGTTGACGAAAGAGCTGATGACACTTGAGGCGGTGATTGCAAAGATAAAAGCAACACCAGCGATGATGATGTACTTAAGATTTGCTCGCACGATGTATCAACGGCAAAGGTAATCAGAACGCATCCAACCTACGAGGCCGTTGTATTCAGTTTTCCACCAACGCATTTTGTCCGCACCCCACACCCAGGTGAGTGCACGAACATAACTTTCGTTAGGGATTGAAGCGATCACGGTTGCTCGTGTTGATGGTTGATTGCGGAGATTTACTGAGCTGTTGTACTCGCGAGTGCAAGTCATTGCCCACTGAGCTTGAGCTGGCGTGGTGATAAGTAAGGAAGTAAGGGAAGTGAACAGGAAGGCTGTAAGTTTGCTCATGGTTAAGCTGGGAGGATTTGGTCAACTGGAATGAGTAGTTTAATCTTCCAAGCCTGGAAGTTTGAGCCGACTCGTTCTATCTCGATGAGTTGTCTTTCTTCGAGTGAGCCAACTGCTTTGAGGAAAACATTGCGGCGGCTGGCTGTAACTTTGCCGAGGTAACAAGGCTCACCAGGATTACGTTGTTCGTGTTGTGCAACTAAGCGAAGGATGTTTCGTTGATTAGTTCTCAGGCTTGGTAGCTTGAGATCATTCATCGAGCTGCTCCAGTGCGCGACGAATAGTGTTTAAGTCTTGGAATTGCTCTCGCATATCGTTTGCACCTACTGCCACAGCGTGGAGTGCAATTAGCGCTTGTTTCTTCAAGCTTGGCGGGTTTGGACGACGTTGCTCGCGCAACTTTCTAACCAAGATACTGCGTTGAAATTTAGTGCCGCAGCATGGATCGACAAGAGCTAAAGCGCAGCACGCTTCAAGTTCTTGATCCGCGCCAGCTTGGAAAGCTTGAATGAGTAGTACATCGGGATGTTCTTCCTCATCGAACCATTGATCTTCCCACTTCTTAAGTAGTTCTAAGGGAGGGGTGACGGGGTGTTGCTGGTCTTTCATGGTCTAATTAACTTCTAGTTTGAATCAAATTAGAAATTGGTCAGGAGCTTAGTGGAGGGGGACGCGTTCAACAGTGTAATCTTGCCTGTCCTCCATGTGGATCACGTTGTCACGAGTAGTTAGAAACCACTCAAAATTAGATTGTGACACTGAAGCTCCGCAGAACTCACGCAACAAAACGTGAAGACGTGATTTAGTTATGTTGGTTCGATAGCCGCAGTTGTTACAGATCACGCTATCTGGTGTGATTGTTGCAATCAGATTCCCGTGGAGATAGACATTCGTTCTGTCTATAATTCGATCGCCTTTGTCTACGGGATGAGGCAAGTAGATGTTCTCAACCTTGGTGTTGGCGAGACTGAGATTCTTGCGCTCGATGATGGCGCTGAGCATCTTCTTTTCGATTGTTCGCATGATTTAAACTGTTGTGAGGGGTTAATGAACTTGTGGACGTTTCTAGTCAGTTAATTCGGGAAGGTTTGCGTATGGCTGGAGATGCCAGACTCCCTGATGAGTTGGAGACAGTTAAGAACCTCTTACTCAAAGGTGCAATTGAGGATGCAACAGGGCGAGTAACCATAACGCCTCAAGGTGGTGTTGAGATCCAACCTGCTAACTCACCGTTTATGGTGAGAGCCTCTGCTGGATTTGATCCTTCTGTTTATGTCGGTTATCAATCCAGAAAGCCGATTGTGGAAGGTCGCGCACCTGAGTTTGCACTTGATGAAGCACTGCGTGTGTTAGAGCAGGAGTATTGAATTTCTGCCCTGTGACACACAACAGCACCAGATTGAGTTAGCGCAGCGTACGAGTTGGAGTTGTGTATGTAAGCTGGAGAGACACCAGTAAACATCTGCACGCAGGTTACAGTTGAGCACATAAAGCTAGTCATAATAGGTGATTGTATTTAGCCACTACCGCTTCCCACGAATCGGGTGATGCGATAGGTTCAATCCCATCGAGTTGGCGCTTCCAATCATCCTTACGCAACCATTCTTTAGCGTTAGGGTCAGCGCCGGGAAGTTCATCACGAAAGGTGAGATCCCAGTACTTAGCTAGTTGGATAGCGTCGCGCATCGGACCATCAAACCAACCTGCAGCCAAACCTGAACCTAGGTGCGTGATTGTCCAGCGCTTTGGTTCTTTGCTTAGTTTGTTGAAACCAACGATGGGGCGGTGGACTGCAAGGGCTTCGCCTACATACTTTGCCGGCACTTTGAGTGTACCGTGACTTGTGTTTACAGTGATCATCTTCTTACTCATACTCCGCGATGGATTGTTTCAGTTGGTCGATGGCACACATAAGGTAATTTGCACGGGCTGAAGTTACACAGTCTTCTAGAGAACACTCCAGCTGGTTTAGTGCGTCTTTAGCATCGTCGATAGTTAGAAAAGTGTCGATGGCGAAAGGAACGCCGAACTCATCGTCAACAATTAGCTGAATCATCAGAACATACCTCGTGATTCGATGTGAGCTTGAATTTGTGCATCAGTTGGTTCCCATCCGTCGATGTATTCGAGTGCAGGGATGATGTTGTCTTCGATCTGCTCGGCAATGTCTGGTGGCATCATCATGTCGCGCTGCAACAGTTGTTTAAACCGTGCGAGCGTGTGGTAAGCAAGACTGTGATAACCAAGTTGGTAAATGTCGTAAGGAATGTTGTCCATGGTGATTAGAAAGTGATGACCGTAGAAAAGATTGTGAGAGATGAGGCCAGCACACTATACCATGCCTGTCGGAACAGTGAGGGTGCTGGGTGCATCAGATCAGTAACTGATTGAAACGGTTGCGATACCGTCAATCGGAACGCCTAGCCTGTAGGCTGCCCCGGCTGACAAATCTATAGAGTTGCAATCACAACGATCTGTGATGGGCACAGTAAGCGTTCTACCCTTGTGTGTTACACGAACTTGTGTGCCGCAGGGTAGCCACGGGTGCGCAGCAGATACACCCCAGTGCTGATAGGTTTGTCCGCAGTATGTTTCTCTTGAGTGATACCACTCGTGGTAGACAGTCGCAGTTACTGGGCGAGCATTAACTGGGTTGATAAACATCAAAGGAAAAAACAGAAGTAGTCGTTTCATGTGATGCTGATGTGATTGTGTGAGTTGGCCCCGCGTTAGCGGGTAAGAGTCATGATTCGCGCCAAGCTTTGCAGCATCGTGAGCTGATGTAGTAGTGAGCCGAATAGTCACAGATCTGATACTCGTGCAGCGTGGTACTAGCCTCCTTGTGAGACTCGAACTCATCCACAGTTTCTAAGTAGTTGTGATTGATTGATCGGCGTTGAATGTAGTAGGTCATGGTTCGTACTCTGATTGTTGTTCGAGTT